TGAGTTAGTAAAACCTGATACCAAGAAAACAGCTAAGAAAACAGCTAAGAAAACAGCTAAGAAAACAGCTAAGAAAACAGCTAAGAAAACAGCTAAGAAAACAGCTAAGAAAACAGCTAAAAAAACAGCTAAGAAAACAGCTAAGAAAACAGCTAAGAAGAAAACCGGTCGAAAAAAAAAGTAAAATGCCCGGCAAACGGTAACTTTGGTGTTGATATTGATAAGTTACAAGGATGTGTCAATTGCCCCAAATGGGATGAATGTGACAATGAAAAACATGGATGCTGAAACAGGGAGAGCGGGCAGCGATGCCCGCTCTCTTTTTAAGGAATGATTATGAAAACTGAAGATGTCAAAAAGAAGTTAACTAAAAAGAAAAAGAAAAAGAAAGTTCTGACTAAAGCCGATTATCTTAGTTCTGGCAGCACAATGTTAAATCTTGCTTGTACTGATTTTCCTGATCGATGTTTTGCTAAAGGTAAGTTTTATTTAATTGTCGGTGATTCATCAAGCGGTAAAACTTTTCTTTCGTTAACCTGTTTGGCTGAGTTGATGAAGAATAAGAACTTCAAAGATTATCGAATCATATATGATAATAGTGAAGATGGTGCTCTGATGGATATCGATAAATTCTTCGGATCCAAAGCCGCTACCAAGTTAGAACCTCCAGGAGGAACAAGAAGAAATCCAAAACATTCAGATTCAATCGAGGATTTTTATTATAATGTTGATGATGCTATCAAAAATGAAAAACCATTCATCTATATACTCGACTCCATGGATAGTTTGACTTCTGAAAGTGAAACCTCCAAGTTTCAGGAACATAAAAAGGCTCACCGTAAGGGCAAGACAGCTATCGGTTCATATGGTGATGGCAAAGCGAAAAAAAATTCTGAAGGTATTAGACAACTAATCGCTCCTTTAAGAAATACAGGATCGATTCTAATAATCATAACTCAAACACGTGATAATATTGGTTTTGGTTTTGAAAAGAAAACAAGATCAGGTGGTCGGGCTTTAAGATTCTATGCTTGTCTGGAAATCTGGTCCTCAATAGCCGGTAAGATCACCAAAACCGTCAAGGGCAAGAAAAGACAGCTTGGCATCCTCTGCAAATGTCAGATTAAAAAGAATCGATTGACTGGTAAAGATCGTACAGTTGTTTTTCCGATATATCATTCATTTGGTATCGATGATATTGGTGCCTGTATTGATTATTTGGTTTCTGAGGGTTATTGGAAGAAAGACAAAGCAGGTATAATCACTGCTGGCGACTTTGAGTTAAAAGGTAAACAGGCCAAAATCATCAAAGAGATAGAGGAACAGGGATTAGAAAAGGATTTGATTGAACTCGTTGGTGATCTTTGGAAAGAAATCGAAGACGCTTGCGTTGTTAAAAGGAAAAAACGCTATGAGTAAAAAATGGTTGATCCTTGATTGTAATTTTCTATGTCATAAAATGAAGTACTCAATGGGTAAGCTCAGATATGAAGATTCTGCTACTGGTGTGATTTATGGTTTTTTAAAACAGATACCTCATTTACAGGAGATGTTTAATACTGAACGGGTTGTCTTCTGTTGGGATTCGATTCATAGCAAGCGACAAAAAATCTTTCCAAATTATAAAAAGAAAAGAACTGATCGATACAAAGAACTCGATGAGGATGAAGTCAAATTTGAAAAAGAATTCAGATATCAAATGAAGCAGTTGAGGAAAATTTATTTGAAAAAGATTGGTTATAGGAATGTTTTTATGCAAAAAGGTTATGAAGGTGATGATATTATGGCATCGATTTGTAAAAGATTGCCAGAATATGATTCAGCAATCTTGGTAACTTCTGATCATGATATGTATCAATGCCTGCAATATAATATTTCGATCTATAATGGTACATCTTTCCCGATCATGACAAACCAGTTATTTAAAAAGAAGTTTGGACTTTCATCTAATGATTGGTGTATTGTTAAAGCCCTTGCTGGTTGTTCAACTGATGAAGTTCCGGGGATAAAAGGTGTTGGCGAAAAGACGGCAATCAAATATCTAAAAGGTGAGTTGAAACCAACAAGTAAGATATATAAAAAGATGCAAACACCCGAAAGCAAAAAGATATATGAACGAAACCGCAAGCTGGTCTTTCTGCCGATGAAGGGGACGAAAGAGTTTGTTTTAAGAGAAGATCGAATAAGTCAGAAGGGTTGGGAAGAAGTTGTTGACGCTCTGGGTATGAAATCAATTAAAGATAAAGCACCAATCTGGATAAAAAGAAATGCAATCAAAAAAAAGAAGTCTAAAAGAAAGTTGTTGTAATGTCGTTGTTGGTTTTGGTGTAGCATTGTTCAGCCAACGATTGATCTTTCCATTGTTTGATATTCATGTTTCTATGGGTGATAATTTTTGGATTACTGTCTGGTTTACTTTTATTTCAATAGCAAGAAGTTACACACTCAGAAGAGTTTTTACAAGGAAAGATTAATATGGTAAAAAATAAAGGCAGCAAATATGAAAGAGAAGTATGTAAACAATTAAGTCTCTGGTGGACAGGTGGTGAGCGTGATGATGTCTTTTGGAGATCGACTACCAGCGGTGCAAGGGCAACCATTAGAAGCAAGCAGGGTAAGGTTACTTTTGGTCAGTATGGTGACATTCAGGCAACAGACCCTATCGGCCAGCCTTTATTAAATGTTTGCACGATTGAAGTGAAGCGAGGTTACACAAAAGATCATTTTCATGATATGATTGATTCGCCATCAAATGAACTACCAAAACAATATGAAAAGTTTATCGAACAGGTTAAAGCAGATAGTGAAAAAGCTGACAGTATATATTGGTTATTGATTGTCAAACGGGATCGTAAACTGCCTATGGTTTATATGCCAATTAAGTTTTATAAACATTTGATCATAGTTGGCGCCTTTGAGAATGTCAAATTTACACATGCCATCAAGATCAAAAAATATAACAAGGTTTATTTTGGATGCCGTCTTGAAGAGTTTTGGCAGATCGATCCTCGATACATTGAAATCATGGATAAGTATAATGAAGAGAAGTGAAGCAGAAAAAGTTTATAAATTGCTTGAAGAGGAATTCAGAGCAGAGATCATCGCAAGACTTGGTTGGTTTCCTTCCGGTAGTCTTGAATTTGGTGATTATTATATGGAAGCGATCAAACGAAAAAATGAAATCAGAGAATTAATTTTTGGATCTTCTGATCTTGTCAAGATGGGTAAAAAGTGGGGTCTTCTCAAACAAAAAGATGAAAAGAAGAAAAGCAGGAAAGGATCAAAAAAAAGAAGAAAAACAAAAGGGGTTAGGTCTAATATAAAGCAGAGGTTTATATTATGATTAAAAAAATTGAAATAAGAAATTATAGAAATCATGTCAAGCAAGATGTGATCTTCAGTCCCAATGTAACATCGATTATTGGCAGCAGTTATGCCGGCAAGAGTACGATCATCAGAGCCTTGCGATGGGTTATGACCAACAAACCCGCCGGTGATCAATTCATTAATTGGGATGCTGAAAGAACAATTGTCCGTGTTACTTTTGATAATAATATCAAAATCATCAGAAAAAAGGGTAAAGGCATCAATCTTTACAAACTCAACAAAAAAGAATTCAAAGCGTTCGGCAATAATGTCCCATCCGAGATCAGTGATCTTTTTAATATTGCTGAGATCAATTTTCAAGGACAACATGATGCGCCATTTTGGTTTTGCGAAACCGCTGGTGAAGTCAGTCGGCAATTGAATGGTATTGTTAACCTTGAAGTGATCGATAAAAGTCTTGCCAATATTGCCAGTAAAATCAGAAAGACAAACGCTGCTATTGAAATCGGTGAAGATCGATTGACAAAATTGATCGAAGAGCATGATATCAAGACTTTTATCGATCATAAAGATAATGATTTGAAAAAGATTGAATTTCTCAATAATGATTTATTTAAAAAACGCTCAGAACGTTCAGAGATGGCTTTACTGGTCAATTCAATAGGAAACCATGCCCGAACCATCGAAAAGGCTCAAAACAAAGCCTCAGATGCCTTATCGGCAGTCTCTGCGGGTGATAAATATTGCAAAATCAGAAAAGATCGCATACAACTTAATAATTTAATTAATGGCATTAATAATCAGGCGGCAATTGCCGATAATGCTCCACCACCATTTTCTGCAATTATCAAAAAGAGAAAAACGCTTGAAAAAATCTTTGATGAATGTGAAGCGATTGCTGAATTACTAACCAAGATCAAAAAGGTAACTAAGGCCGAGCAAGATGCTTGGGATAAATTTGATCGCCTGAAAAAACAAATGAAAAAACTAATTGGAGATAAATGTCCGCTATGTCAAAGACCGATGAAATAGAAGTAGTAGCAATCGCTTGTTCTGATTTGCATCTATCAGCTAAAGCACCGATTTGGAGATCGGCAGAAAATGATTGGTTTAAGGCGATGAAAAGATCACTGCTTGAGTTAAAAAAATTATCTGAAGAATATCAGGCACCGATTATTTGCTCAGGTGATCTTTTTGACAAATGGAATAGCCCGCCAGAATTGATTAACTTCGCTCTGAAAAATTTACCTCATATGTTTGCGATTCCGGGTCAGCATGATTTACCACTTCATCGATATGAGGATATGCATCGAAGTGCTTTTGGTACTTTAATTGAAGCAGGTGCGATCACTCTGGTTAAACCGGGAATACCTATTGATATCTCAAGTGGTGGAAAACCGGTCTATGTTCATGGATTTCCTTGGGGCAATAATCTCAAACCAGTCATCAATGCTCACGAGGGTGTTTTTAATATCGCAATTATTCATGAGTATATTTGGATTAATGGTCGATCATATCCAAATGCCCCAAAAGAAAACAAACTTGCCTATAAGACGGGCAAGTTTATAAATGATAAATGGATGAATTGGGATGTTGTCATTTTCGGTGATAATCACAAAGGCTTTAAAGCTAATATCGGCAAGACTTCTGTTTTTAATTGTGGTGGGTTTATGAGACGTAAGGCTGATGAAATCGATTATAAACCTCAAATCGGTTTGATTTATGATGATGGTGAAGTCGTTCCCTGGGAACTTGACATTTCAAAAGATAAATACATCGAAACCATGAAAAAAGAAGAATCGGTCGAGATTGATATGTCATCATTCATCGAAGAACTCAAAAGCATGGGTGATACTGCTTTCGATTTTTCTGAAGCGGTCAAAGCATTCATGATTAAAAATAAAACAATGAAACAAGTTAAAAAAATAATTATTGAATCAATGGAAGGTTAGTATGGATAATGTTTTAAAAAAATATGAAAGCTTGAAAACGAAAGCTGACGCTGCCCAGTCGGCAGCTGATAAAGCATCGGGTGCTCGTGATCAATTGATGAAGCAGTTGAAAAGAGATTTTGATTGTTCTTCTATTAGTGATGCCGAAACCAAACTTAGCAGATTGGAAAAGCAGGAAAAAAAGGCTGAAGCTGCTTTGGTCGAAGCTATTGAAGCATATGAAGAAAAGTGGGAAAGCTGATGGATATAAAAGCTGAAAGAAAAAAAGTTAATAAAGAGCTGATTGCTTTTGAGGCTTTGAAAAAGAATATCACTCAACAACAGGATGATCTTGATCAGCTGAGATGTCAAGCGACTTGGAATGATGAGGCGCAGCAGATCGCCCAACATGTCGCTCAATCAATTCAAAAACAGGCTCATACAAAGATTGCTGGCGTGGTTACTAAATGCTTACAGACGATTTTTACCGGTCCTGATGAATACGGTTTCAAGATTCATTTTGAAAGAAAAAGAGGTCGAACAGAAGCCAGACTAGTGCTCACTAAAAATGGCAATGAAATTGATGATCCCCTGAATTCTGATAGTGGCGGAGTAATCGATGTCGCTGCTTTTGCTCTTAGACTTGCCTGTATTGTTCTAGCAAAACCAAAACTTAGACATATTATTCTACTTGATGAACCTTTTAAATTTGTCAGTGAAGAATATCGAGATAATGTCAGATTGATGCTTGACAGTCTAAGCGAGGATTTCAACATCCAATTCATCATGGTAACTCATATTAAAGAGCTTGAAACAGGTAAGTTGGTAAGACTATGAACCCAAAAAATAACTTAATAGTAATTGCTTATTATACCGATGATCATGACTATAAACAGCGGGCGATGGATTTGAAAGAATCGGTTGAAGCATTGGATATGCAGATCCATATTGAAGAATATAATCATCCGAAAAAAAGAATACCGCAAAGCTTATGGCCTTATATTGGTTGGGTGCTAGGTTGTTCACTTTGCCCTGCTTTCATTTGTAATATGAGAATCCGATATCCAAAAAAACATCTGCTCTATTTGGATGCTGATGCTGTCATGAAATCTGAACCTGAGTTATTTTTACAACCTGTTATTAAAACTGATATTGCCTATGCAATAATCAAAGATGTAACAGCGACTGGAACACTCTTCTTCAATGGTTTTTCTGATATTGATCGTTTTTTATTTGATTGGAGGGAGCTTCAATGGTTAAGATGTCAAGAATTATTAGATGACCCATTTCATAAAGGTAAAAAATTAGCTGCTTGGGATCAGAGAACCTTTGCAGAAACATTACATAAATATCATCATTTAAAGAAATTAATCTTGCCGGGTGAGTATTGTAAGATCGCTCCTCATAACGGCAGAGATTGGCACAAGACTTCAAACGAAATTGTTATATACCAAAATCAAACTTCAAGAACAAATAAGGAAAACAAACATGTTAGATACAGAGATGGAAATAGTGAGAAGAAATCAATTACCCCTCTTGATCCCGGATGGCGGCATCGCAATCGAACTAGGCGTAGCAAAAGGTGACTTTTCAGTTGAGATTCTATCAAGAAATCAAAACATAAAAATGCTTTACTCAATTGATCGTTGGGCTGGGGATCGTGGTCATAACAATAAAGAAGAATTATATGCAAGGAAGCGTCTTCAATGTTTCAAGGAAAGGAGTCGTGTTTGTTGCTCATCTTTTCATGATATTGTTCATACTTTCGGTGATGAGTTTTTCGACTTCATTTACATTGATGGTTATGCTCATACCGGGCAAGAGAATGGTTCCACTCTTAGAGAATGGTGGCCGAAATTAAAGTCAGGTGGTATCTTCGCGGGTCATGATTATCATTATCACTGGCCTAAAACAATGAAAGAAGTTGATACTTTTATCATCAAGGAACTTGATCTTGCTTTCGCCCTGACTATGGAAGACCAGTACCCATCTTGGTGGTTGATAAAATCTTAAAAGGAATTATTTTGTTTAGTCTGCTAATCGAGGATCGGGAGTAGATTTTTATTTCCGGTCTTTCAACCTTTAATTGATTCAGACCAGCTTCAAAATTATTATAAAAACATTGTAACTGTCTTTTGAATCTGATGTTGCAAGGATATCGATCATGATAATGAGTAGAATCGCCGCAAATCAAATCGAAGCCGAGTAAATGTATTTCCTTATATCCCATGAGGATCGCCATTTGTAAGGCACAATACCCTGAATTAAGCCCCGTTCTGAAATCTGTGAAAGTGAAACCAAAACCATCACTGCGTTTTGCTTTAATCACCTGATCAAAAGGATCTAAAATATAATCGATACCGAAGATATGATCCCGGATCCTGCCATTGCTTTCAATCAATGATCCTTTTGAGAAATCAGCAACAAAAACTTTCTTACAGTCGATCTTATTAAATTCTTTCATTCTGTTTTGGATTTTATTGATAAAAGAAAAATCAACTGTGATGAAACACATTGGATTTGGGACATCAAAAATTGAAGCATTTGTTACGATTGTATCTTCACTTTTAAGTGAGTTGAAATCAAAATTTTTTAAACTTGAACCACCCCCAACTATATATACTTTATTCTTAAACATATTATTCCTTAAAAAGAAACCGAGTGAATGAGCTTTGTGACTTCTGGCTTTGGAAAGGAGGCATCCACTCGGTATTGAGTTATGAAGTTTGTAATAATCCTTTTTTATTTTAATTTCTTCAAACTTCAAATTTCCCACTTATTATTAGGGCACTTTTCGGATTCTGTATTGGATTTTTCTACTATTGGGCATTTGCATAAACTACAATACAGCTTGTTACCTTCTGTCTTTTTTGGCAGCGGTGGTAGTTTGGTTAAATCATCTAAGTTAGTTAAAACCTTAATACCGTTCGCCAGCAACCATTCGGCATACTCACGGCGAGTTAGCCAGGTGCCGAACTCACACGTCCGACAAATGCGTCGTCTAACATGAGCATACTCGTATTTTTTGCCGATCACCGTTGCTAGTCGACTCTTAGCAATTACACCGGCCTTGTCTATAATTCGTTTTGTTTTTCCACAGCAGGTCATAATCTACACCTAAAATTTTACACTTCTAATCTATTTCCTCAACAGTAACCGTTCCACCTATACCCGCGTAAATTGGACCCGTATATTGACAACCTAAACCAGACGTTTGTTTGTTTGCCAGATCTACAACCTCAACACAACTTGGTAACCAAGTGGTTATTGAACTCTTAAACCAAAGAAAACCTGCTGCCCCAAGACCAATAGATATATCATTAAAACCTAGGTATTCCACATTAATACGTATAGATGTTATATTCCGCTGACTATAAATACCTCCGCTACAAGATCCGTCTGTAGAATTATATGTAGTTACCGTAATATTAACATCTATATAACACAGCCATATACAAGGATTAGAATTCGATTGCTTTAAAACATACGAACCATTAACATCAAATGTACCAGAATATTCAACATCACGGCTCTCTCCACAATCATAACACCCATCTACTATACAACTAATATTCTCAAATGTCGCACGTATATATTTTTTTGTGGGATATTCACAATCAGGGCAATATATCCCTGGTCCACCATATATACTTGCCGCCATTACCAAGCCTGTCGATGAATCAACCATTACCAGACCTGTATCTGGGCACATTTGTATTAAGTTACTCATTATGCTGGCTCCGTACAAACACATTCTTTAAATGCCGCAAATCCTTCGACGGCATACCACCTGTATTCGGGCGTACCGGCATTGTCATAGGCATGCTTAACAACTTCCACTATATCACCAACCGACAATAATCTTACGCAACTATTCAATCCTAATCCAGTATCACTTGGGTCTGATATATTGCAATACACGGTAACACCGGCCTCATTACCGGTAGTCTGCTCAACACCAGTTGTTACGTGATAAAGATTAGCTGTAAAATAATCATTAGCCCCAACGGCTGCTATGACTTTAGCTCTGCGATATAAACCGCCATAACCGCCCGGCTTCCAAGGGACCCTTGCCAATATTGCATCAATGTTTGTGCGTATAATTGTACCATTTTCTGAGCGATTGCATTGAACATAAGTATCACCGGTCATCTTATTAAAATTATTTACAACCTGGATGATCTCATTCATTTTGCGAACAAGCTCAGGATCGCCCTCAACAAATGGTCTTAAAGGATGAATCATCTTAACTCCTTAGATTGTATTAAACAAAGTATTAAAATCAATATAATCATACGGTTCCACTTCAACTGATGCGGCAGGGTAGTCATCGATATCAGCAGGTGGTAAACCATCTGACTGTTTGAAGTTAACGATTACATTCCAACCCTGAGGATTGTTTTGGAAAGTATATGAATTATCGAAGTAACCAAAAGACCCACTATTATCGCTGAAACCTGTGATACCTGTACAAAGCCAAGTCCCGACATCTTGACCTCGCCAAACATTAGAATTGATCTTGCCTTCGTAAAGAGCAGCAGGTATAGCAGGATCAACCATTTCCCGAAGTCGATAAGTAACTGTCCTTTGAGGTTGAAGAAAGTTTATTATACCACCTTGAGTAACTTCTTTTCCAGCAAGAGCAGCATCAGGATAAGATGTAGGATAAGTATAAGTCGTCGTAATACTATTGCCTAGAAAGTCTTTGTTGGTTTCAAGCTGTTGTAGAGTAGATCCTGAATCGATTTTCAAAGTCTGTCTTGGATTTTCTTTATACTGAAGAGTTAATTGAAAATTTTCGTTTTCTTTTTCTTCGCCTCCCATCAAAGTAATCTCTTGACTTCTTAACCAACAACCCTCAGCCCAACTGCCTATGTCTTCACCAATCTCAAAACCGGCAAAAACAATTGCATTATACATTCTTTCAGCAATATTGGCGCCAGTTTGGATTCCTCTGATTATGTGAGTGATCGTATATTCCCAACCTTCAGAAGTTAACTTCGCTGAGATTCCACCATTTAAATAATCATATGTAATTGTTTCAGCCATTATTTTAAACCTCTATCTTTTCGAGAAATTTCCTTCAACAATCTGTTTGTTTCAGCACCCTGCTGGACAAGCTGCATAGTCTGAGCATTGACACCCATAAGACCAAAACCCCTACTAGCAACTCCCAAAGTATCAAGTTTCGGTACTTTTGGCATAATCGAAGTATCTGAAATTCTGCCTCTAAGCGCTTGATAATCTATCAATTTATTGGAAATCATGAACTGACCGATCTTTGAAATATTGCTTATCGCTTTGTTAAGACCCTCAACTTCGATCTTAGCATCTTCAGCACCTTCTTTGATACCATCGAACATGCCTTCAGTAGGATCCTCAACTTTAAAATCATCAATAACATCAGTGATCAAACTTCTAATGCCTGCAACATCTTCTTCAAATTGTTTTTTTACAACGCTGGTAGTTTCACCAACCGTCTCAGCAATTGCCTGACCGGTGGCCTTACCATAAAGAGCAACAGCACCACCGACTTTCTTTCCGACTTCAACTGCTTTGCCGACAAGTTCTTTCGCTTTATCACCTATTTTGTCGACAAGTTCCTCAGTACCCTTTACCGTCTTGTTGAAACCTTTAATATAGCTATTAAGAATACTTTCACCAGAAACATCACCCAACTCGGGACCCTCTTTCATCCAACTGGCAAAATCTTTAGCCATGTTCCAAACCCCGCCGAAAAACCCAATAAATCCTTTGCCTAAGGTTTTAAGAAAATCACCAACCGCTTTTATACCATTAATAAGAGGATCCACAAATTTCTTTTTGAATGTACCACCCATCTCTTTAATCTTATCCCAAAAATGACTAACTACAATTGTGATAGCTTTCCAGTAACCCTGAACATCATGCAAATTTTGTTTCCAAATCGCTCTGAAAGTATAGGCAACACCAACAATCAAAAGAATTATTGCCAAAGGGAAAGCAATTACTTTTGCCAAACGAATAAAACCATTCATAACCATTTTCAGACCTTTTGCTATAACAGCCATTGCTTTGATCATCATAGCAAAAGTAAGCAATAGAGGACCGAGGGCAGCTATACTTATGCTGATGAGCACGATCCATTTTTTTGACATATCATTTAAAATTTCCCATTGAGCGGTAAGTGCTTTAATATAATCATTTAATGTTAGGATATAAGGCGTAAGTATTTCACCAATTTCCCGGTAAACCATCTTTACATTATTCATCATGATTTTCATTTGAGCATTAAAACTTTGCATCTGTCTATTCGCAACTAACTCAGTAGTACCCCCCGCATTACGCAGAGCTTGTTCATATATTTCAATCTTATCAGAAGTACCGAGCAATGTTTGAATAGCAGAAACAGATCGCTCTTGGAAACCGAGCAATGAAAGTGTTGTTTTTTTCTGTTTATCAGAAAGTCCTTCAAGATGGTTTTCTAATTGTTTGACAATCTTGACAAGCGGCATCATCTTTTCGTTGACATCAAACACATTTAAACCAAGGGTCTGCCATTCTTTATTATTTTTAATATTGGCATTTTGAAGGTCTCTTAAAACAATCGAAAGTCTTTCACCAGCTAATTCACCCTTGACACCTTGATCAGCAAAAGCAGCCAAAACCGCCACACCTTCTTCAATATCTTTATTCAAGATCCTAAGAGATGCAGCAGATTTTGTAGTTAGTGATTTTGCGAATTGTTCAGCCGAAGCATTTGCCAGAGTATTTGCTTTGATCAGAACATCAGTAACTTTAGTAAGACCTTCAAGATTTTTTGCAGCATTCTTAGAGGTCAGACCAAGAGCGCTCTGAGCATCTGTTGCCAAATCAGTCGCAGTTGCCATATCAAAGGCACCAGCAATAGCAAAATCATTAACAGCACTTAAAGCAGACATTGACTGTTGAGCATCCATACCCGCAGATGCCAAGAAGAAATAACTTTCCGCCAACTCGGTAGCAGAAGTTACTCCTTCTTTTGACATCGTGGTAGCGACATCTTCCATTTCATCTCGCAACTCTGGCGTGATGTCATTCATGATCGCAAGTGATTTGGTCATAGCATCATCAAAGTCACCGAAAGATTTGACAGAGATAGTGCCAATAGCAGCCAGAGGAGCAGTCACTGCCAAAGACATTTTCATACCTAAAGCCTGTATGCTGTTAGCGGTCTGCATCATTTTGCGTTCGACCGTATCCATCATTTTCGTATACTGACTGGCATCACCCATTAGATGGACAACCAGATTACCAAGATCCATTGAAGCTGTCATTATTTTAATCCTACCATATTAAACCAAAATCTTTTAGATCGTTTTGTTGCTTCTTCAACCGTTTCTGCTTTTTTTGGTTTCTTCTTATCAACAATAAATTTTAAAAGAAATTGTGATACCTTGACCTTAGGTGAATTCTTTGAACTAAAACACTCATGAATTTTGGCGGCAATTGCTGCCAAATAATAATCTTGTTTCGAATACTTATTAAAATCTTCTTCAAGATAAATTTTCCACATTTCAAATTCTGTTGAAGTTGTTTCAGCTTTTAATCTTTGAACGGAGATTCCGAGTCGGTCGGCGAGTTGGAACCAGATTCCTTCTTCGCCTCTAAGTCGTTTTTTGCTGAATCTACTGCTGCCTTATCGAGACCATTGATCGCCTGACCAGCTTTGAACAATTCGCTGACTACACTGGCTGGCCACTTATTCAAAGTCTCAGCGGTAACCAGTTTACCATCAGGAGCATAAAGACATTTTGTTAGCAGGCTGGCATGCATGCCTTCAAAGTTTGTGATTGTAGCCTCTTTCCCGGTACCGCTCATTCTTCCTCGCATATTAGTCAGAAAAATTTCACGTTGTTGTGAGTTGAATTCTTTCAACTGATATTCGACGGTTTCGCCATTTTCATTTTGTAACTTAACCGGTACGCCTTTGAGACTCAAGTTAAAGTTAAACTCTTGACTGAAGTCAAATCCTTCTTGTGTCATTTTTAAAATTCCTTTCCAAAGAATCAATAAATTATTGAGTGAGTAGTTTCCCCCCGATGAGGAAACTACCCAACATCAATTATTAGCTGTGAACAGGTGCAATCTCATTACCATTGCCATCAATATTTGAAGGTTGGATCGTGACATCTGCTGTTGGCTGTTCGCCTTCAACCAGAGCACTAGGTGTGAAATTATCGAGCCAACCCCAAAATACCAAAGTTGAGGCATCTGGAAATGTAACCGTGATCTCTTGATTGACATTCACCATTGCAACGATGTCGTTATATACTGCAGGATCATATGCCGCCACAAATGATCCAGCACTCAATGTCTTGAGCTGTTTTGGCATATTGGAACGCCAAGTCGTATTATGCATAGTTGTGGTATCAATAGGACCGCCACCAGAAACACCGGGAGGTGTTACTTCTTTTTCATAAAGTTCAAGAACAGCACCGCTACCAGACCCTACAGACGAAAAAGTGATCGTCGTTTTAAAACCATCATCAAGCTTGCTCATTTTAAAACCTTTCTAAAGTTAAACAATTTTTCTTAAAGTTAAAGTAAAGTTGACGGTAAAAAGAAACCGCCTTTTTGTATTTCTTGGCTCAGTACCAATATAATTCGCATCACCTATTCTGCGAACACCTTCAAGCTCATAACTATCATCATCAATTTCGATCAGTTCATAATTGATAGCATCAAGCATGGTGTAAATTTCTTCGATCTTGGCATAACCGGTTTCATAATTTCGCGATCTGATTTTCAATTGGATACCTTGGTGAACAAGAACTGAACCTGCCATCTGTTTACCATCTTTCAAACCAGTAGTGTCATAAAGACAAGCGGCATCATCTTCGACCTTGTCATTGTCAGGTAGATGTGAAACATAGCAAGGCCAACTCATTTTATCCGTAGGCAAAGTCAGTTCCATCATCGTATTAACAATGTAATATCTCATAATCGATGCTGGTGATCTTCCAAGGGCGGGGGTTCTTTCACCCTGAGGAATGCCTGCCTTGTCGACAATCTTGAAAACACCATTGGTGCAGAATGTTATATAATCACCTGTTTTGATAGCCATTTATATTTTCACCGTAATAGTTCTAATATTTGAAGTTTCAGAAACAAATTGTTCTAAAATCACTGTCGTGCCATCATCTGGATCCAAAAGTTCTTGTCTAGTTGGATCAGTTGCTTTCTTTCGCCAATTACCTGCTGCCATTGCTGATAGGATATTCAAAAGTTTTTCGTAAGACATATTACCGCCTTGAGTAAAACCATCTGATGCCATCAATGCTGTAACAAAGTCACCAGCAGTCGTTTTCCAATTATCTTTGTTGGTATAAGAATCTAAGTAATTATGGAATTCGGTTTCATCAACTTCAGCGGTTGGCGCCAACGCCAGAGTGTTTGCAGTATAATAATTACCACTTGAATCAACGACAATCATCGTATCAAATTTATCGGTTTGTTCTTTAACCAGTTCAACATCAGACCCGACCGCATCAACATTGCTTTCGCTAGCAGGATCCGCCGGTAAATTGGTAGTTTTGGCATTGACCGCATTCAAAGTTGATTCCATGGTATCTTGCTTAGCAGCGCTCGCCCTACTCGTAATCACCGCATCAAGTCTATCAAGAAGGAACTTGCCTATTGAACCAGCAGTCGTCAATGCAGATGTCAGCTGATCCCAGATCGCTTTGATACCTACTGTTGATAATGAATAACCTGTCTTGTCGGTATTCGCTCCATCAGTACCCCTCATCACTTCAACATGAGTTGGTAGAATAACATAAGCAGAAGTTGCATTAGGAATACCATCAGCCCATACACCATCAATTGTTGCCGTTCTGGTAGGACCATCATAAGAAATAATCGGTTTTGATTGATCTGATCCCTGTCCACTTTTTATAAAGACGGTCTGATTGACATAGATGTCAGAGACAGTGCTCGCCAGAGTATTTAATTGAATTGTTGACGAGGTGCCGCCCTGTGCCAGACCTTCATTAATATGCTCACGCCCAGAATCAGCAAGTATTTGAAATTCACTTGTATTATCTGGTTGTTCTTTCCAATCTCGATCAACCACGCAAGTTTTAGTTGCGCCTATGTATTGATAAATAAGTCTTGTCTGACCAGCACCAGTACCTTTTACAATTCTAATCATCGCAGGATCATAAGCACCATCGAATGAAGCACCAGTGGCAAGAGTAACCGTATTGATAGTTGAGCTTACACAGAAACCATGTTCAATAACCGTATCTTTGAAATTGGCAGTATCAAGAATCGTGACCGCACCATTTGAATTATCGGTGATGTTGAAGTGGCCACGGATAACAATCGTACCGCCAACGCAAGTCGAATCAAGGATCAATTGACCATGCCCCTCTAAACTAATCGTTGAGCTGGCAACCATATTATAAAGTTTTAACCCGCCTGAGTAATGCCTCATATTTAAAAAGACATTAGCAAGGCTAGCGAAATCAAACTCAGGAGTATCGACACCTGCCAGAGCACTAGTACATCGATCTGTAAAATAAATTGAGTCAGATTCATTAGCAGTGATTTTACCGGCAAAAGCAGATTCTAGGATAGTGCATTCAGGCAGAGTGGTATCACCAAAATTACATCGCTCAAATAAAATCGAACCACTATTACCGATAGCAGTACCTGAGACAATTGCACCAGTCATAGTAATATTATCGAATTGCCAACCGCCCAAAGTGATATCATAATTCAAGCCGGTAAAACCTTGATTTGAAACATCATCATCAAAAGCAATGACTGATCCATGAGCAACATTAAAAACTCTGAGACCAACTATACTTGCTAATGACTTTGCATCGGTCCAATTATCAACTGGATTATCGGCAGTGCCATTTACATTGGCAACGGAACCTGATATACCGTTGATAGTGTCTATCCAAATTTGACCATTTTGATAGCCAACGGGCGAAGCTACTATTGCAAAAGAACAATAAAACAAATCGGTATGTAATGCCGCAGCATTATCGCTAACAAAACGCAACCTTACCTTACCGGCATTTACACCTATACCTACCATACTGCTAAACAGCACCCAAGTATTGGCAAAATCTACTGTCCCGCTAATACCAGTCAAGTCACCTATTTGAGTCCATTCGGAACTAATCCAGTCCCATGCGTAAATTTGCATGGTATCGTTATTGGCATTAAGCCTGCCTAAATGCGTTACCGACACAGGTACACCTGTGGTTCCAATATCAAACCAATATTCAAAATCAATAGTACCTGCCTGATCCTCTACCGTGTGATATATACCATTTGCCTGTTGAGCAGAAGTATAATCGTTCGTTTCTATACCGATACCAGTCCCACC